TGAAGCCCGCACTCACGGCGCTTGTACCGAAGTCCGGGCCGGCCTTGAGCGAGGTGTTCACCATCGAGCCGTGGTTGGCCATCAGGTTCTGGGCGATCTTGCGCAGCAGGTTCAGGGTCAGAGCACCGTTCACCGTGGCGCGGCTGGTGCCGGTTCCGCCGTAGTACACGTTGGTGCAGGCGTTCAGGGCGCCGTACACAATCTGCTCGTTCACCAGAGTGACGCGCTCTCCAACGATGGAGGCCGATTCCTTGGCGATGTCGTCTTCACCCAGGTCATAAGTCTGGTCGGTGAAGCCGTACAGGCAGGAATACTGCTGGATCACCACCGTCGTGTCTTGCGGGGTGATCGCGTCGGGCGTACCCGTCACACCGTCGCTGGTCTGGTTGGCCGCGATCATGGTCAGCGTGCGGTCGCCCGTGCCGTCCTGGAAAAAGCGGTTGATGGTGTTGGCGTTGGTCGCGGTCGCGCCGTAAGGCAGAAAGCGGCGGGCAACATAGGTGTTGCTGTAGTTCTTCGGCATCTGGACCTGACGGCCCTCGCGCTGCAGAACTTCACCGGGCACCGCGCGCTTCAGGATATTGCCTTTGAACTTCCCGATTCGCCACGGTGTATTGAGGTAGCTATTGACAGACATGATCTGTTTCCTTCTGAGTCAATGCAAAAAGCCGCTCATGGCGGCTTGATTGCTGGGGGGTTGGTTGGATCACCCGTCTGCGAAGGCGGCTTTGAACCCTGCGGATTCATCGTCGTCCAGCGGTTGGGCGTTGCCTGGCGCACTGCGAGGCGTTACTGCCGCTGCAAGGCGGCTTTTCCTTTGGTCGGCTGCTTCGGCCTTCTTCCTGGCTTCATTGAAGTCAGTGATGGCCTTGGAGATCACGCGATGGTCGTAGGTACTGTTCAACTCGGACTGCCGTTCCTTGGGCTGCTGGGACAGCCATTGGCGAAACGCGTTCGTCGAGTCTTCAGGTGCGCCCACAATGGCACGCCAATCTCCGTGTTTTTCCTGCAATAGTTCTTCTGACACCAATGCCTTGACGGTCTGCGGGACCGATTCCAGCGCCGGGGCCAGCTTCTCCTGCACCAATGCATCGACGTTGGGAGCACCTCCGCCAAGCCGTCCAAGCACGCGGTTCAATCCCTTGGCCGTCATGGCGGCGATCTCGGGAAACTCTTTGTGGAGTTCCGCCAAGTCTTCGTCCGTCAGGCTCAGGGGTGCACCGGCTTGGCCGCTCTGCTGAAGTTGCGCGATCACGCGGTTGATTTCGCCCAGCTTGCCGAAAGCCGTATCGATCTTCTTGCCCGTCTCCGCCTTGATCTCGTCGATCTGGGCGGCTCTGGCCAACAAGCTCTGGTACTCGTCTTCGGTGATCTGCGCGTACTTGACCGGCTTGGGCTCAGGCGGTTCTTCGGGTTGCGCTGCTGGCGTTGACGGTTCCCCGGGCGTCTCCGTGCGGGGATGTTCTGCGTCATCGCTGAAAGCTGCGGCAAACCCTTGGGTCTGTCCTTCGTCGGTCACTTCAACATTCGTGTCCTCGTCCATGTTTTGCAGTCGTCCAAAAAGAAAGCCGCATTTCTGCGGCGTCGTCACATCACAGCGGCGCCTTGCGGCGTGGCTGCAGCTAATGCCGTGTGCCTTGCGGCAGGCGGCGGGGTTTTAGGGCTGTGTCGGGCTGGAGTCGTCCAGCGTCAACAGGAACTTGATCTCTGCGATACGGCCGCGCCGGTTGGCGGTCTGCTCCGGCGTGGCCTCTGCGTCGTTCTGAATCCGCAGGGTCTGCAGTCTGGCGTTCAGGTGTTCTTTCAGGCGCATCCACGTCGGTGAATGCTTGTCGGCCGGCGTCAGTTCAAACGGTGCTTCGTTCATTGCTCGTAGGCCTTCCCGGGTTCAGCGCGTCCAGGCGGCTCGGTCGGTGGCGTCAACACCTGGCTTGCGCGGTCGGCGTGCGCCAGTTCGCGCTGCAGGTTGGCCTTGATGGTCGTGTCTGCCAACTTGGCCTTGACTTCTTCCAGCGTGATTTCTTTCTTGGCGGCGTAGTCCAGCATGGCCAGTTCTCGGCGCAGTTGAAGTTCGGCCAGCGTGGCTTGGTTGTTCTGCTGGTCGCGGTTGGCCTGCACCTGGGCGTACAAGCGATCCCGGTCGGTGTCGATGGCCGCGCGCTGGGTTTCGCCCTGCTCTCTGGCCATGGCGATCTTCTCGGCGCTCTGTGCGCGAATCTGCGCGGCGGCGATCTGCGGCGGTGGCGGCGGCTGTGTCTGCTTGGCCTTCTTGATTTCTTCCTCGGTGAACTGCACGTCCTTCGGGTTCATGTGCTTGGACTTCAGCAGTTGGGCAAACCACTGCTGGGGGTTCACACCGAAGGCCGGGTTGAGCACCAGGCCGGTCAGTTGCGCCAAAGTCTGGTCTTGGATGGCCCGTTCCACCAAAGCAGCGGAACCATGGGCGTTGATGTCCCAATCGCCCTTTTCGTCGTTGGGTACGTCCGGATCCAACAGCAGGAATTCATACGACTGCCGCACCACTGGCTCGGTGATGAAGTCGTCCAGGTTGTAGCCAATCGCTCGAAGTAGCTGGTTGGCGTTGTTGTTCTGAAGCTGGGCGGCGCCAAAGGTTTCCGGCGTTGTGCTTCCGCTCTGGCCTTGCGTGATCAGCGGAATGCTGGTCGATTCCTCGGCCAGTTTGAACCCGTGCTCAATGATGGTCAGCATCTGCGCGGTCACGTTGGGGATCTGATGCACGCCAAACACGGTACGAACGTCGTTGGCCCCGCTACCGTCGTCGGTCAGGTAGTACAGCTTGTCAGGCGTGATGACGTTGGTTTTGTCGGCGGCGATCACCGCGCCCTGCTTCATCACAATGATCGACCCCGCCGACTTGCCGGCGTTGTTCAGCATGGCCCGCTCTGCCCCGGTCACGATGCGCTGCGCCACTGTCACCTGTTCGGCCACACCCGTACCGCACCAGCTACCTGGGCGGCGGCGCCATGGCATGGCGTGGTACGGGAACTCGCCCGACTTCTCCAGAGGGTTGATGATGGCCTTGACCACCGTGTCATTGATCATGGTCCCGGTCACATAGACCATGCGCTGATCCGATGGAATGTCTTTCTTGAACTTGTCGCCCTTGTTGGCGTAGTCCAGCAGGCACTGAAGTTCCTCCACCTTCATGTACCCGTAGAAGTGCCATGCCAGAAACGACTTCTTGCGGGTCTTTTCGTTGGGGTTGTCGCCGGTCGTGTCGTCTTTGTCCGGGCCTTCCTGGATCACTTTGTCGAGCTGCTGGCTGATGTAGGCCGGCTGGTCTTTCAAGTCCCGAACCTGGCGGGGAGACAGGTAATCCCGCTCAAAGCACCAGTCACCGTTGTGGATGTTTTCCCCACATGAGCGTGACGGGTAGAAGTTCCACGGGTCCACCCACTTGTACCCGTAGGCCAGTTCTTCCTTGATGGTCAGCGTAACCGTGTCGCCTTCTTTGGTGATCGCCTTGTTCTTGCGCATCACCGGGAACGGACCTTTGAGAACACCCACTCCAATCCGGGCGACGTCGAAAATCACCTTGCGCATTTCGGCGCGGTAGTTTGACTCCACCATCCAGTCGTAGATGCGCTTTTCCGCCTTCTTGGCTTGCTCGGTGGCCAGCTCCACGGCTTCCTTGGCCAAGTCCTTGACCTTGATGGGCACACCTGGAGGCTGGCCGGGCAGGGCTGCGGGCTGTTCGCCGGGCTCCGGGTCGCGCATGGCCGGTTCGCCGCTGTCCAACAGCACCTGGCGCTCGTCCTTCTGACCTTCGATCTGCTCGGGGATTGGCGTCGGGCCAAAGCTGAATGGCTTGTCGTCGGCGGGTAGCGTGATCTCGCACACCTTGGCCGTGCCGGCGTCCACATAGCGGGCGGTCAGCGGCGGGAATACCGTGCTGCGCCCCGTGTCTTCGTTGGCAGATGGCGCCGTCCACACCGGGCCGGCCATGGTCATCGGCTTGGCCCAATTCTGGCCTTTGAACTCGCTCTGGTTCTGCGCGTCGATGCCGATGTAGGCATTCTCGGCCGCCAGCCAAACCTTTTCGATGCCGGATTCCTTGCGGGCCGATACCGAGTCGTCGCGCTCTTTCTGCACGCCCTCGCTGATGGCGTCCAGCAGCTCCTGCGCGCGCTCAGGGGAGAGCCTGGCCGGCGCCTCTGGCTGCTTGGCAAATGGGTTTCTGAGTCGCATGCGTTATCTCCGTCCGCGCCGTCGCATCCAATCAAGTCCGCATCGGGTTGGGCCTGCGCATGATCAGCGAGACAGTCAGGCTTGTGGTGCCGTCGCCGGCCGTCACGTTGGGGCGCACGTAGCGCGGCGTCTCGACAATCTGGCGGATGCCAGCCCCGGTGAAACTGGCCGCCGATCCCTGCGCCTGGTTCAAGGTTGCCCAGGTCGATCCGTCGTTGCTGCCCTGGATCACCACCGTGCCGCCAGCGCCAAACGTGCCGGTCACTTGCCCGCAGCGGT